TCACTGGAAATGCTAATGTATTATTGTCAGGAAATGCCTTGACAATGGCTGAAGGAAGCCTTAGAACACTAATATGGAACCAAGTAAATACTGGCACAGCACCAGTTGTTCCACCAGGTTGGCAAGAAGTTGACACCGCTGCTTAAAAATAATATATTGACTTTACAGTCAAAATTTATAAAATTTAAATAATTGGAGATAAAAAATTATGGCAAACTCAACATCAGCTAATTTAAAATTAACTGTACAAGCAACTGGTGAAAATTCAGGAACTTGGGGTCAAATCACAAATACAAACTTATTAATTTTAGAACAAGCTATCGGTGGTTATTCTGCAATCACAGTTAACGCAACTACTGGTGCAACTTTAACTTATTCAAACGGTGCATTATCAAATGGTAAAGATGCAGTTATTAAATTAACTGGAACTATTACTACAAACATTGATGTTGTAATTCCTGATTCAGTAGAAAAAACTTACATTATTGAAAACGGAACTTCAGGTGCATTTACTGTAACTGTTAAAACTACTTCAGGAACTGGAGTAACTTGGGCAGCAACAGACAAAGGTACTAAGATGGTTTACTCTGATGGAACTAATGTTGTTGACACAGCTTTTACAGATTTATCTTCAGACATTACTCCGCAATTATCTGGAATATTAGATACAAATGGAAATGATATAATCATTGATGATGCAGGTGCTATTGAAGATGATTCAAATAATCCATATGTAAGATTTCAAAAAACAGCTTCAGCTGTTAACTACATTGATGTAACTAACCAAGCAACAGGTTCAGGTCCAGCAATTGATGCTGTTGGTTCTGATTCTAATATTGATTTAAATATTTCTCCAAAAGGAATTGGAAGAGTAGTTTTAGGTGCAGGTAAAATACAACAACTAGCTGAAAAAATTACAAACTCAGCTACTGCTGCAACAGGAACAGTTAACTACGATGTAATTACACAAGCAGTATTAAATTATACTACAGATGCTTCAGGAAACTGGACATTAAACATTAGAGGTGATGGATCAAATACTTTAAATAGCATTATGGATACTGGTGAATCAATTACAGTAGCACACATTGTTTCACAAGGTGGAACCGCATACTACAATTCAGCTGTACAAGTTGATGGTAGTTCGGTAACTCCAGAGTGGCAAGGTGGAGCTGCACCAACAGCGGGTAATGTTAACTCTCTTGACGTTTATACATATACTGTTATAAAGACTGCAGATGCAACGTTTACAGTTTTAGCAGCACAAACGCAATTCGCGTAAAATTAGGAGGATAGAAAGATGCCAATATTAGGTTCATTTGGTGCTGGATCAGGAAGAGGATTTGGCCGTGGTGGTGCGGGCGAGAAATTTGTTCAAGCTACTGGCGGAACTATTACTCAAGATGGTGATTATCAAGTTCATACATTTACAAGTCCAGGAACTTTTGACGTAACTCAACTTGCTGATGAGCCTGCAAATAATGAAGTTTCATATTTAGTCGTTGCAGGGGGCGGTGGCTCAGGAAATTTTGGCGGCGGTGGAGCTGGCGGCTTTAGAGAATATAAATCTGGAGTTGATACATATACAGCATCTCCTCTAGATGGCAGTCCAGGCGGAGCAGGATCTGGAACTCCAATTACTGTGTCGGAATCACCTTACCCAATTACAATAGGTTCTGGTGGATCTGGTGCCCCTAGATCAGCACGTTACCCAGGAACTCCTTCAACTTTTTCAACAATAACTTCCACAGGTGGTGGAGGTGGTGGTACGTATAGAGGTACTTATAACTCAGGCGGAAACCAATCAGGAGATCCAGGAGGATCTGGCGGCGGTATGGGTTCAACAGACCAAGGTGGATCTGGATCAGTAGGGGCTGGAAACACTCCTCCTGTAACTCCTCCACAAGGAAATCCTGGAGGACCTTCTCCTGGAACAACTAACCAAGCTTCTGGTGGTGGCGGTGGAGCTACTACAGCAGGTGCAGGAAACTCAGTTGCGGGAGCAGGTGCAGGTACAGCAATCAACCCTGCGGGTGGAGTACCTGGACCAAGTCCAAGTTTAAAATATTATGGTGGCGGGGCAGCTGGCGGAGGAATAGCGGGCGGCGGCGGGCCTATCACTGGAGGAATTGGCGGCGGAGGCGGTTATGATAACCCTTCTCAACCAGGTTCTGGAGTAGATGGAACAGGTGGCGGAGGTGCTCAAGGGTCGGGCGGTTCTGGAGTAGTAATTATAAGGTATAAAATCGCATAATATGGCTAATTTTGCAAAAATAGATGAAAACAATATAGTACTAGCAGTACTTCATTTAGATAATGATATTATTACAGATGAAAATGGAGTAGAACAGGAATCATTAGGTCAAGCTCATTTAGAACAACACAATAATTGGCCAGCTAATCAATGGATTCAAACTTCATTAGCTACTAAAAAAAATAAACATCTTTCAGGTGATCACACTAAAGCATTTAGAGGTAATGGAGCTGGAATAGGTTCTACATGGATGCCAGAAAAAAATATATTTATGGGTCCAAAAAATTATCCTTCATGGGTATTAAATGAAACGGATGCTAGATGGCAATCTCCAATTGGAGATCAACCCACTCACGATACTTATAATGCTTTAACACATTTCTACAGATGGAATGAAGATACAACTGCTTGGGATTTATTCTCTTATGCTGATGAAGGATTAGAAAACTCACCAGCAGTTCCAGAAGATGTGTTTGGTATGCCTTGGTATATCTGGACTCAATAATTAAATATAATTTACGTTAATATTAAATCTTGCTTTTTGATCAGTGCAATTTGTACTACAATGAGGTTTCATTGGATCAAAGAATAAAGCCCTATTTGCAATTGATTTAATTTCTTTACCATTCTCTAATATGGTAGATCCATTGCAGGTATTAATAGAATAAATTAATCCTTTTGTTTTAAACTTAATTTTTTCTGGAAAATCAACATGAGTATTATGTTTTATTTTTTTATCTGATCTTGTGTAACAATTTGCTTTTACTCTTATTAAAGCAAATATATTTAATTTAGATAATAATGTTTTTACTAATAAATTATAATAATCACTTGTTGGTGTATTTTTAACATAAAACAAATGCATAAAATAAAACATTTTTATATCTTCTTCTACGTCTTTAATTACTCCATTACAAAAATAATATGGAAAACTGTCAGAAGTAATTACTTCTTCTATTTTTTTAAAATCTTCTAAAGGTAAAAAATTATCAATAACTTTCATTTAAATATATTGAAAGGTTAAAGTTTCTACATAATTTAAATGTTTATTATTTTTATTATTTATAAAATATAGTTGTGTACTTGGAAAAATTATATAGTTATTTGTTTTTAATTGATGAGTCCAAGTTCTTCCTTTTCTTCTATTGTCGTCATAGTAAAGAGTAATTTCACAGGTATCGCCATCTGTTTCAACCCCATATAAACATACAAAATCAGCAGAATTTTTTAAATCTACAGGATCTAATTGAAGTAATGGTTTTGTTTTTTCATTTCTTTCAAAATAATTACCCCAGTTTTTCTGTAAAACTAAATGAAGTTTATGGTAAGCTTGCATGTAATCACAAATATAAGTTTTAACTTTGTCAAATTCTCTATTAAAACTATGATTAACATCTTCATAAAAATTTGATAAAGAAGTATTTTTAACTAAGATTGATCTATCTATTTCAAATCCTTTAGGCATTTTTACAGAGCCATAATAAAATGCTATTTCTGATAATAATTTTTTATTCATTTCTTTTAAAATAACTTGGTAAACCTAATGTTGGTCTTTTGTCATAAATGTTTTTTTCTGCACCTTCAGTAGCAGAATTATTATAATGTAGAAAAACTTGAGCACAAGTTTCACCTTCAAAAGGTTCTCTCCAATGTTCTAAATCTATACCTCTATATATCAGCATATCTCCTGGATTTAAAATAATTTTTTTACCTTTTTTATTTATTTGTCCAGATGGTTCTAAATAAATAGGCCAAACATCACCACCTAAATTCATAGTTGTAGATATTTCACAACTAAATCTATCTTTATGTCTATGAAGAACATCTCCTTTTTTATAAATTCTAGCATATGAATAATTAGGATATAATTTTAATTTAGTTTTTTTATTCATAAGGTCATTTAATTTTACTAATAAAGTTTCCATGGCTATGTCTGCATAATGAGAATACGTTCCAGGTATTTGATCATCTGACCAAGTTCCAAACATTGTTTCAAAAGGTGATATATATTTTTCTTTAAATAAGATATCTGCTACATTTCTTTTTATTAAAAAATAATTATAGATAAATATAGCTAAATCTTTTGATATAGCATTTTTTATAACTACATATTTATTTTTTTTAAAACCCATAATTAAAACTTATACCTATTCTTTCTTTTTTATTTAAATTTGGTTCAACATAATGAGTTAAATAAGATGGAAACAATATGCATTTATTTTCTTCTGGTTCTATCATCCAATTTGCTGAGTTATATTGATTAAAGTTATTAACTGAACCATAAAAATCATTTAAATAATTTAAATCATTATTTATAAAAACAATAGATCCTGAATTTTTAGGAATTGAAATGTAATATACTCCTGATACAACAGCTTCTGGATGAACATGTGGTCTATTAAAAGAACCTAAACCATTAACATTATACCAACAATTGTGAAATCTTAATTGTTTTGAAAGACATAAATTTTTCTCTATTTCTTTTACATTTATTGTAATTTTATCAAATAAATCTGTAAAATTTTTTGGAATTGTTTCAAAAGAATTGCTTTGCCAACCTCCATAATTACTTCTAATAATAGAATCATTTTTTAATTTAAAGTTTAAAATTTCTTTTTTATATTTTTTTAAATCTAATTCAAAATAATCTACAGATATATAAGAGTTAAAAATACTAAACATTATTTAAACCCCTTTCCACAATTCCAAATCACAAGTGAATACCTAGTTCCTTCTATAACTGGACATACTCTATGCCACATAAATGATGGAAATACAACTATAGATCCTTGTTCAGATATTTCTGTGCATTTAACCATATTCTTTTTATTAGCCCTTTCAGGACTTCCTTCATAAAATTCTAATTCTCCACCACTGTATGTATTAGGATTAGATAAAGTACAAGTAACAGATAGCTTTCTAATTTTATTGTGTAATTTTAAATTATTTGGATTATCAAAAGGTTTATCAAATGAATCTTGATGCCAATCATAAAACTGACCTTCTGTATATTTAGTAAATTGACAGTCTTCACTATAGTCCCAATCAAAATTCCAACCTGCATTTTTATTTGCTAAACGAACATATGGAAGTATTTCCTTATAAACCCATTGTTCACCGATCCAAACAATGTTGGAATTTCTTTTTTTCTTTAAATCCTTTAATTGTTTTTCAGATAAATTTTTTACATTTTTAAAACTACCTGTAAGTGCTAGTTGATCTTCTTTTTGTTTTCCGTATTGAATTAATTCTTCACAGAATCTTTTAGGTAAAACACCTTTAAAGTACCAGTAGATATTATTTATCTTCATAATGTATAATTTATATTTAATACTAATCTATAAGGCTCTTCACAGTTATTAGTAGATCCAGTATGTTCTATTTCGTTAGGAAATTTAACTAACCTATTTTCTAAACTATTTACAGTAATGCCTTTTTTAAATCTAGTATATCCATTGTTGGTATTTAAATATAATATTGAGGTATATAAATCTTTGGGTTTTTTTAAAAAATCTATATGATAACCATGCTCTACAATATTATCTGTTCTAAATAAAAGATTAACTTTACATTTAAATAATTTTTTAATTTTTAATTTGTTTATTATTGGTTTTATTAAATGAAATAAATAACTTTTGATGTTATTTTCATATAAGATATGAAACATCTGAACATATTTATCTGGTTTTGGATATTCTATAATTGATTTTTGTAAATAAAAAGGAGTATTGTTGTGTGTAAACACTTCTGTTAATTTATTAAAATCTTCTTTATTTAAAAAGTTATCCTGTATTTCTATCATTTAAATAAATGTTGCAACTAATACTATTCTTTTACCTATTTTAGGGTTATAATTAAAATGTTCTAGATTACCAAAACATACACCTTTATATTGCTTTGGTTTTATTTCTTTAAATATTTTTTTATTACTCATGATAACAGTTTTAGATTCTTTATCTTTAATATCATTGATATAGATTATTATTTGTTTGTGGTCATATTCATGATCTGTATGTATTCCACTTTTTTCAAAACCATTAGGGTAAGTAATATTGTAAGCTATTCTTAAAAAGAAAAAAGGAGATATGTTTATTGCTTTTAAAAATTCTAATAAAAGTTTTACAGTAGATTCATAAAATGGAGATGTTACAGTTTCAGTAATATTTCTATCTTCAGGTCTAGGTAAGACCAGATGATTAAATACACCATCTTTTACTTCTTTTCCTAAAGAGCCTGTTGAAGGTATAATATAAAAAGGAAACTTATCTCCTAAAACAATATTGTCTATGAAGTCTTTACTTTCTTTTGACAAGAAGTTATTATGTTCTTTAAAAAAATTCATACTTTATTAAGGTCTATATAACATTATATAAAATATAATCAATACTATAGAATTAGCTGTCTTGTTTCCATACTTTAGGTTTTTCTTTAAAAGAAAAATTCGCAGCAATAGATACTCTGTAGCCTTTGCATTTAAATGGATTTACAGCATGACTTAAATTAGCTGGAAATATAAAAAAATCACCCACCGTGGGTAAATAACCTTTTTCGGTTATGTGGCCAGCTCTTGGTACATTATTATAAAATAATATTCCTCCTGGACCTATACCATTACCTTTAAAGTTTTCATTTTCTTTAACTAAACCTTTGGGTATTTCTGTAAACAATACAGAAGATAAATTACAGTTTGCGTGATGATGAATAGGATTACTTTCACCTGCAACCATTTTATTTACCCAAGCTTTTTCTGTTTTTATAGATGGACATTTTTCTGCATAATAAATTTCAAACGCATCTTGATAAGCTTTTAAATAAGGTAAAACTATTTCATGGTATTTTTTTAAATTTATTTTATTTTGAGAATCAATAAGACCAACTAAAGTATTAGAAAAATCATTATTTTCATTTTCTAGTTTTCTAAGCTCTTTTATGTCTTCTTTTTTTAATTTAGTTAAAAATAATAAAGGTCCCCAATAAGGATATCCGAATTCTATATTCATATTTTATTGAAGTTTTTATAACATTATATATAATATAATCAATATTATGAAATTTGAAGAAAGACTTACTAATATAAAATTAGCTAGTAAAGAACAAAAACTTAAAGAATTTTGGGATGTTGAAGGTATTATTAAAGGGGTAAGTAATCAGATCTTAAAGTTTGATACTCGTCCAATTCAAAAAAATAAAAAAATAGGACATTTTAAATCTAAAGCTGATAAAATGGTTTTTGATTTTAAAGATCAATGGATCATAGTAGATGTCCCAGAAATGTCTAAATATGTCAAAGATAATCATCTAAAAGATATTCATTTACAAGATTTGCTATCTAAGTTAGATTGGAATATAATACTACCAAAATAATAAAAAGCATATATAATGAGGTGCTATGCTTCAGAAACTACAATTTAAACCAGGTTTTAATAAACAAATAACACAATCAGGAGCTGAGTCTCAATGGACTGATGGTGATTTTGTTCGATTTAGATATGGACTTCCAGAAAAAATAGGCGGTTGGGAACAACTAACTATTGACAATAGCACTCTTCCCGGTGCAGCAAGAGCACAGCATGTGTGGACATCTTTAGCTGGTGAAAAGTATGCAGCAATTGGAACATCACAAGGTTTGTTTTTATATTATGGTGAAAAGTTTTATGACATTACACCTTTAGATACAGCTATTACTGGAGCTGATTTTGATGCTACAACTGGTTCTCCAACAGTTACTGTAAACAAAACTTCTCATGGATTAAGCGTTGGACGATATATTACTTTTTCATCAGTTACTGTTCCAACAGGATCAGGTTACGCAACAACAGATTTTACAGATAACACATTTGAAATTCACAATGTAACTGCAAATGCATTTGATATTACAATGCCATCTAACTCTGCAGCCACAACTTCAGGAACAGGTTCAGCACAAATAGATCCTTACGTAGTTGTTGGTCCAACCTTTCAGACTGCTGGTTATGGGTGGGGAACATACCTATGGGGTGATTCAACATGGGGAACAGCTAGAACTGTAAGTGACGTGATTCTGGATCCAGGCCTCTGGAGTCTTGACAACTTTGGTCAAATACTAATTGCAACTATTAGAGATGGTAGAACATTTACTTGGGATGCAGGAGCATCTAATCCAAGAGATAATAGAGCAGCAGTTATGTCAGGCGCACCAACTGCATCAAGATTAACTTTAGTATCGGATAGAGATAGACACTTATTTCACTTTGGAACTGAAACAACAATTGGAGATCCAACAACTCAAGATCCAATGTTTATAAGATTCTCAAACCAAGAAGATTATAATACCTATCAACCAACAGCAACTAATACTGCAGGTACATTTAGACTGGATACAGGAAATAAAATTGTAGCTGCCATTCAAGGTAAAGATTATGTGTTTGTATTAACCGATAGCGCAGCATATGTAATTCAATTTGTTGGTCCACCATTTACATTTAGTGTCAGACAAGTTGGAACTAACTGTGGATGTATTGGACTAAATGCAGTTAGCTATTCTAATGGTATGATATTTTGGATGTCAGGTGAAGGTGGATTTTTTGCATTTGATGGTACCGTAAAAGCATTACCTTGTTTAGTAGAAGATTTTGTATTTACAACAACAGGAGATAATTTAGGAATTAACTACGATGCTAATGAAATTATATATGGTGAACACAATACTTTATATAATGAAGTTACTTGGTTTTATCCAAAAGCTGGAAGTATACAAATTGATAGATGTGTTACTTATAACTACGGAGAAAACTGTTGGACAACTGGATCATTAGCTAGAACATCTTATGCAGATACAGGTGTATTTAGTGTACCCTATGCAACTGAATATAATTCAACAGCTACACCTAATTTTAGTATTCAAGGAATTACAAATTTATATGGAGCATCAACTTACTATGCTCATGAAACCGGAACTGATCAAGTTAATTCATCAGGTACAACTTCTATTAATGCATATATTCAATCTGGTGATTTTGATATTGCTGCAAGACGAAGTGCGTTAGGAGGCACAACTGGACTAGCTGATCTTAGAGGTGATGGTGAATTTATTATGTCTATGAAACGTTTTGTACCAGACTTTCAGGTATTAACCGGTAATTCAAAAGTCACATTATTATTAAATGATTATCCAAGCAACACAGCAGCTAGCTCAAGTCTTGGTCCCTTTACAATTACATCATCTACTGATAAAGTGGATACTAGAGCAAGAGGAAGATTGCTTTCAATAAAAATAGAAAATGATGCCGTAGGTGAAACTTGGCGTTATGGAACATTAAGAGTAGATATAAAACCGGATGGTAGAAGATAATGGCATACACAACACAATACGGATTACCACAAAACGTAGTTAATTATTTAAATCAACAATTACCTACTGCAGATATTTATGGTGGTATTACATCTGTACCTTTTACATTCGATGATGTTGCAGCTGAACAACAAATCGAGTCTCAGGCAGCAACGGGTTTAACACCTGAACAATTATTATTATTACAAAGACAAAATACTGGTGGTGATGGACCAAAAGGTGGAGGAGATTTTGGTAATTTAGACATGGATACAGCTAAAGAATTTAATATAAATGGTAATATTGTTACAGGTTATAAAAATTTAAATACAGGTTTATATCAAGACATATCAGGATTAAATATTCAAAACTTAGGTGGCAACACTATTTATGGCGGAATATTAGATAAGTTAAGTGAAAAAATGGGTTTTAAAAGAAGTGAACCAACTTACCCAGGTTTATTTGATATGGTAAGTCCTAAAGCATTAATTAAAAATCCAGGTATGTTTAAAAGTTTCTTTGCGAGACAAGATGTTGCAAAACAAAAAGCTATACAAGATGCAGTAGATAAAGCTAATCTAGAAGCAGCTAGAGAAGTACAAACAATGCAACAAGCTGCTGCTAATAAAGCTGCTGCTGAAAGAGGTGATAGAAGAGGTGGTTATCAATCTTCATGGGGAGGCGGTGGAGGAGCTAAAGGAGATACCAGTGGATTTATGGGTGGATCAGGCAAAGCATCAGAGATGGGAAGTTTCTAATGGCTAAAGTAGTTGCATACATACCAGAACCAAAACAAGAATACGATGTCGAAAACCAAAGACAAATTATTGAATCTTTGACTACATTAAAAAATGAATTAAACTTTGGTTATCAAAAAGATTTAAAGGATGAACAAGATACATTTAACTGGTTTATATCATGACAATACAATATAAAAATCAAGGTTTTAATTTAACAACTACAAACTTAACAACTATACTAACTATCAATACTAGTTCTGTAGCATTAGTAAAAAGTATTAGTCTTACAAATGAACATAGTAGTAATAATTTAACTGAGATGTATTTACATGATTCTTCTGCATCTGCGGATTATGAATTTTTTCACAAAGATTTAACTGCAGACACAACAGAACAGGCTGCAGGTCAAGTTTTAAATTTAGAAGCAGGAGATAGTATAAAAGTCCAAACAGAGGTTGCAAATGTTGTAAAAGGTGTTATAAGTTATGCATTAATAGACAGATCACAGGAAAACGGATAATGGCACACGACGAAGATATATTAAAAATTAATTGTACAACTCATGTTGTTATTAAAAATAAATTAACTAATAAAGTATATAAAGACGAAGCAGAAAGAGATGCGGATATCAACGACCCTAACACAGCTACAACTGCAGATCATATACAACAAGATCTAACAGTTGAAGTATCACCAAAAGGTCTTGAAGCGCTAAAGAAAGTAATGAGCAAGAATGACAAAAAATCCTAGAGGCGGAACAGAATTACAATTTGAA